GTATAATCACATTTTATTCTATATTCAGGTATAGGATCTTTTATTCCTTTTCGTTCTACTCTTGCTCTGAGAATTCGTTCATAATGATGTATACGAGTTTCTGATTCACGAACACTTCCATATTTCCCTTGGATATAACTTATAAATTCTCTAGTTCCTAGTGGCCAGTCCCAAATAGGATCATGTATTTCATTCATAACAAAAATTAACCAAGTAAATTTTACATCACCATAAACTTTTTCTGCTACTATATCAGGTCTCTCATTTTCTAATATAGAATATGGCTCAAATTGAACTATATCATCTAAAATTACATTTTTGAGTTTAGTCCTATTCATAATATTAACTGCAACTTTTAATTGCGTAGGTCCGACTTGCCCTGTAATATTATAAGAGAATTTGGGATAATGAGAAAAAAATTCTGACATAATTAGTATTTCCTTTTATTAATATCCGGCTTCAATGTGTCCACGATGTATAACTTCTAATTCTTTAAATTCTAATTTCATTTCAACTGAAACTGGATGTTGTGTCTGGTCAAAAAATAATGTAGTATCTTGAGTAGTATAATCTACGTCACATGCAGTTAATACAGATCTACCTATTCGAAAAAGTGGATTTAGTTCTGTGTCGAGATCCACACCATTTATCTTAAAATCTATTGTAAATTCATCAGGATAACCAAATAATCCAACAGGGGCAATAGCTGCTTTTCCTTTCCCATGAGATGGTAACATAGCTATTTTAAAAGCTTTTACTATTTTAGCTACTTGTAGTGATTCAGTTGAATTTTTTGGCATCATCTTAAAAGTAAATGAATGATCACGTAAAGCTGTTGGACCTTGATATGCGGCAACCATATAAGGATTGAGTACTTTCCCAGTCACGTTTCCCATTAATGTATCTGCATTACCACCAGTGATTTTACTTATCACTTGTTGTCCAAACTCCATCATTCCCGCTTCTGTTCCTTGTGCCACTCTAGCAGTTACCAAGCTCTTGACGCCCGAGATTATATTTGAAATTGAACCACCAGCACCACCACCACCAGCTGGTGACATTCCCTCTATAATATCATGACCAGATCGACCTATTGCATCATCTTTATATTCTGCTTTGTATCCTGTTTTCATAGCATCAGGAGGAATATATAAGGCTATATTTTTGGTAGGGGAATTTGTTCTAAAATCAAAAGTTTTAAATTCCATAAAATGTGGAAATTCGTCTCCTCCAAGATTTGGGGGCCATTCCAAATTTACCATCTGTGTACCCATATTATTCCTTATCGTAAAATAGTAGTTATTAATAGATGTCTATATATTTATATGGCATACAAAGGGAAATTCAGACCAGAAAATTATAAAAAATATAAAGGTGACTATACTAAAATTACTTATCGTTCTGGGTGGGAATTGAAGTTCATGAAGTATTTAGACCGACAACCGAATGTATTATCTTGGTCAAGTGAAGAAGTTATAATCCCCTATAAATCTCCCATTGACAATAAATGGCACAGGTATTATCCAGATTTTTGGGTTAAAACTAAACAAGGTGAAACTTTAGTTGAAATCAAACCTAAGAAACAGACTCGACCCCCAAAACTAAATCCCAAAAATAAAAGAAGATATTTAAACGAGGTGAAAACGTGGGGTATAAATGAAGCAAAGTGGAAAGCAGCTGTAAGTGTATGTGAAACCAAAGGATGGAAGTGGCAAATAATGACAGAAGATACTCTAACAATTACTAAATAGTTATGACATTTTAAACAACACCCTACAATGGAATACAAATATGTTACCTATTTTGGGTATCTTAACAAGTGTAATTAAAGCTGGACTTGTAGCAACACGAACACAAATTGCTAAAGTATGGTTTCAAAAAATAGTTAAACAAGCAATAGTAAAAAAAACCTTACAAAGATATAAAAGACCTGGACAAATTATAGCAAATGAAAAACGAGTTTCTTTTTGGCGTTCTGGTAATATGTACTTTTTTAAATATGATCCTAAAAATAAAGATAGATTACCATACTATGATACCTTCCCCCTAGTCATTCCAATCGAAAGATATAAAGACGGATTTTTAGGTATCAACTTACATTATTTGTATCCAAAGGATAGGGCTATATTAATGGATCAGTTATCAGCTTTTGTTAACAATGATAAATTAGATGAATCAACAAGGATGATAGTAAACTACAACAAGGTAGGTGATTCTAAAAAATTCAAAAGAGCTAAACCCTGTATTAAAAGATACTTAGATTCAAAAATGGGTTCAGCAATGATTTTAGTTAATGCAGATGATTGGGGAACCGCCCTCTTTTTACCTGTTGAAAGATTTCAGAAAGCACACAAAAGTAAAGTGTGGAGAGAAAGTAAAAGTATTTATTCAAAATTTTAAGTATAACTCAAGGAATAATTATGGCAAATGATGCTACTATGTCACCCATATCTTTTTTAGCTAAAGTTGTAAATCGTGGTGGTCTAGCTCACGGCTGGAAATTTAGTGTTTCAATTACACCACCTGATATGTATTCTGGAGAATTTTCAGACTCTGACATAAACTTCTTATGTAACAAAGCAGACCTTCCAGCTCGAACTATACGAACAACTGAAGATACAGTTTATGGAATAGAAGTATTGAAACCCTATGGAGTTTCATACGAAAACGTAACATTAACTTTTTACAATACTAATGATTTTGCTGCTCGTAAATTTTGGGAAGATTGGATAGATCTTATACAACCCCCCAGAAATCGTAATATGACATACTATGATGATATGACAGGAACTGTAACGATTTACCATTATCCTGATGATGTAGAATTACTTCCTGAAGAGGCAAGTTATTATGTTACATTGCATGAAGCATGGCCTGTCAGTTTAGGAGAATTGGAATATGATACAGCGGGGGGTGAAATTTCTGAATTTACCGTGGGAATACAATATAAAGATTGGACTAGAGACGGAAGGACGAATGATACCGGTATCAGCGATGCGTGGGCGTCCGATGATGCTTGGTAATAGTTCAAGTGAATTTTTAAAATAATAATTATTATAGGAGAATATTATGGCATTACCTAAAGTGGCAACACCCACTTATGAATTGACAATCCCATCAACAGGGAAAAAAATTAAATACAGAGCCTTTCTTGTAAAAGAAGAAAAGTTGTTATTAATGGCATCAGAAGAAGGTGGTGCTGCAATAACTAGAGCAGTAAAAGATGTTATACATGCATGTGCTGAAGGTACGTTAAATGTTAATCTTCTTGCACCATTTGATATCGAATACTTCTTTCTTCAGATTAGAGGTAAATCGGTTGGAGACCTTATAAAAATTAGTCTACAAAAACCAGATTCTCTTGTTTGTGAAGAAAAGGATTGTACACAAACTTGTGAAGTAGAAATTAATGTCAATGAAGTGGAGATCGATAAGTCATTAATAAGTGATGGTAAAATAAAAATTACAGAAGATATTGGTATACAGTTAAAATATCCTGACCTAGATTCGATGCAAAAATTAATTATTTCTGGGGATGAACCAAGTACAGAAGAAGCATTTAAAATGATTGTAGATAGTATTGATTATATCTGGGAAGATGAAGAACTATTTAAGGCTAAAGATGCCACCAAAAAAGAATTAACTGATTTTATTGAATCTCTTACTTCAGAACAGTTTAGTAAGATTAAGGATTTTTTTGAAGATATGCCTAAACTAAGTAAAGAAGTTTTATGGTCATGTTCCAAATGTAAAAAATCGGAACCAGTATTGATTGAGGGAATTAACTCTTTTTTCGCATAGCGCTGTGTCACGACTCCTTGGTGAATTATTATCAAACAAACTTCGCCATGATCCAGCATCATAAGTGGAGTTTAACAGAATTAGAAAATATGATACCATTTGAAAGACAAGTATATGTACTATTATTACAGCAATGGTTGACAGAAGAAAATCAAAGAATTAGAGAACAAAATGCAAAACAATAAGGACATTAAATGGCTGAACAAAATGACCAAACTGTAAAAAAATTAAGTGACGTTAGTTCTAAACTTTCTACACTTAATGCTACTACAACAGCAAAACTTAATAACATGGAGTCATTGACAGAAA